TTCGCGTTTATGGTGACAAGTTGCCCGTTTACTTATGTAGTAATAATTTGGGATTATGGGCTAGAGCAAGAGAAATCACAGAAAACCTTATCTACCGACCCAATCCTGCTACCAATTTTGGAGATGCTTATAACGCAGCCGTTGACTACGCCTTTGAGCATGGAAAGTTTGACTCATTGATTTTAGCTAACGATGATGTGGTTCTTAATCCAAATACGCTATCGTTAATGAGAGAAGATACTGAGGTTTTGAGAGAAAGAGGCTTCAAAGTCGGATTTTTGGGGGCTAGGAGCGACTATGTATTGCCGGATCAGAACATACGGTTCCCGGTCGATGGGGATAGACGCAGTGCGCTAGGGTGGGAAAGTGAGCAGCAGATAAAGGTTGCTCCGGTGATTGCGCCTATTTTCGCGTCGATAAGCCGGGAAGCATGGGAAGTCGCTAAGTTTCCAAGTACTAATTGGTATTCAGATAATATAATATGCCATGACTTGAACGTGGCGGGTTATCAGCATTTCGTCAGTAGGGCTTATGTGCATCACGCAGGGAGCCAGACGATAGGTGTTGATTTCAAGAAAAGCCATGAGGAACCGAGGGCGTGGATAATGAAGAACCGCCCAGATATGTACGAGGCTATCTATGGCTAACGGTCTTTTATCTCCTGTCGAGCGTCAAACGAGAGATGTCTTTGGCATGGTTCCGATGGAGGAACGTCTATCTTTGTTGCCAAGATACAGCAAATCTCAAGGATTGATTGCGCCACAATTTATTTACGAATTAGCAAAAGCTGTAGCCGCACCAATAACTGCGGCAAAAGGTTATTCGGTTAGCCCAGAGGAAGCGATTAACGTAAGCATGGCTGGCATGGGTGGCGGCGCATTTGGCTCTGCTCCTAAAGGATCGCTAAGAACATTTATCGGAAGAAATGCGAAGACTTGGGATAAAGCCGCAGAAACTAAATTCTTAGAATTAGAAAAAAAAGGTATAAATCCAGTTGAACTTTGGCAACAAACTGGCACGTTTAGGGGTGTTGATAAAAAGCTAAGACAAGAAGTTTCTGACGATTTGTCGCAACTAACGCAGGTCGGCAAAGAATCATTTACGCCCGGGGTAATTGATGCGACTAAGCCAAAATTCAAAGGAAATTTACAGTCAGTATTTGAGCATCAAAAAATATATGATGCCTACCCAACAGCAAGAAACATAGATGTAACAGCAAGCCCTATGTTAGAAGGCGGCGCATACAGGGAGCGTGAAAGTCCGTTTTTACCGAAAGGGCAAAAAGCTGAATTCATGGAAATAAGCCAATCAGGTGCTAATCCTAAATCCTCAATATTGCATGAATTACAACACTCTATTCAAATGCAAGAAGGGTTTACAAGAGGAGGAAGCCCGGAAGGGATAAGACGAAATTTCATGGAGCTTGCGCCGACGGAGTGGATTGAATATGCAAAATCATTGCCAAACTATCAAAACAAAAAAACTCCAGAAGAAAAAAAAGCATTTATTGAAAGTTTCGTGCAAATGAGGCTTGGAAGTCCTGATGAAGCATACTGGAAGCTAGCGGGAGAGGCTGAAGCAAGAGCAGTTCAGGCAAGAATGAATATGACTCCAGCACAGAGGTCGCAAACCTTTCCACTGCAATCATACGACGTTCCGGTTAATCAACTAATTATTAAAGGTTTGATAGAGTAGCATGACATCCAGAGGATAATGCAAAAATGGAAACAGAAATCACTAAAGATGAAGAAAATAAATATCCCGGCTTAACTAACGCAGGGAAGGGCAGACCAGCAGGAAGCCTTAATAAGTCCACTACAGTAGTGCGTAACGCTATAGCCACTTTGCTAGAGAAGAACGTGCCTTATATGGACAGGTGGCTACAGAGGGTAGCTGAAGGCGATGAGGTGCTAGGGTTGAAGCCTGATCCGGCTAAGGCGCTAGACTTAATGCAGAAGTTGAGTGAGTACCACATACCTAAGCTGGCAAGGACTGAGGTGACAGGTAAGGACGGGGAAGCTCAGGAGATGGTTATCAGATGGGGAGGGAAGAAATGAGTTACAAGCCAGTAAATTGCCCAAGTTGCAGCGCGTTCCTAGTGAACAACAAGTGCCTGAACTGCGGATACGTTAAGTGACAGAGATTGTCATTCCTTACGAGCCGCGAGATCAGCAGCTAGAGATACATGATGCGATTGAGCAGCATCGTTTTACTGTGGTGGTTGCCCATCGTCGCATGGGAAAGACTGTTTCGGCTATCAACCATCTCATCAAGTCCGCTATCGAGTGCGACAAGCCAGACCCACGATTTGCCTACATTGCGCCTACCTACGGACAAGCCAAAAGGGTAGCGTGGGATTACCTTCAGAAGTACACACGGTCATTAGGAGCTACCTACAATGTCTCTGAGTTACGCGCTGATTTTTATGGGCGTCGGGTTAGTCTATATGGGTCTGATAATCCTGACAGTCTTAGGGGGCAGTATTTTGATGGCGTGGTTATCGACGAAGTTGGCGATCAGAACCCACGCATTTGGAACGAAATCGTCCGACCTGCTCTTGCCGACCGTATTGGGTGGGCTTGTTTCATTGGCACTCCTAAAGGTAATAACCATTTCGCTGAGTTAGCGGACAGGGCTAAGACCGAAGAAGGCTGGCGATTCCTAGAGTTCAAGGCTAGTCAGACAGGAGTCTTGCCGGACTCAGAGCTAAAGGCTGCCTATCGAGAGATGGGTGAGGACAGATATAACCAAGAGTTCGAATGTTCCTTTAACGCAGCGGTCGAAGGGTCTTACTATGGCAAAATTATTAACGACCTTGAAAGGGATAGTCATATTACTGACTTTCCTCGCGACGATCTGTGTCGTAGCTTTGTTGCATGGGATCTTGGCATGGGTGACTCAACTGCTATATGGGTTGCTCAACTGGCTGGAAAAGAGGTTAGATTACTCGATTGCGTCGAAAACCATGGACAGGGATTAGATTGGTACGTCCGCTGGCTTAAAGAGAACGACTACGCAGGGTTTACCCAAATCCTGCCCCATGACGTACAGGTGAGAGAGCTAGGCACAGGCAAGAGCCGTAAGGAAGTCTTAGAGGAAGCAGGGCTATCAATAACGGTTGCGCCTAGACTGTCGGTGGCTGACGGGATACAGGCTGTTAGACGATTGCTACCTAGATGCTGGTTCCATCCGAGGGTTAAGCCGGGGTTAGATGCGCTGAGGAACTACCGTCGGGAGCATGACGAGCGTAGGCAGATATTCTATGAGAAGCCGCTACATGACTGGTCTAGCCATATGAGTGACGCTTTCCGCTATCTGGCTATAGGTCTTGACGAATCAGATAGTTCATGGCAGACAACGTTGCCAATTTCGACCAAATGGATTGTATAATCAGCAAAACCCGTTAAGGATTTGCTATGAAGATGGATGACGGTCAGATCAAGAGTATTATCGAAAATGAAATCGATAACTCTATTGGGTACATTGATACCGAGACAACAGATCAACGGGCTAAAGCCCTAGAGTATTACCTACGTTATCCCTATGGTAACGAGATTGAAGGACGCAGCCAGATCGTCACTGGCGAGGTAGCTGAGGCTATTGATGGTGCGTTACCGCAACTTATCCGAGTCTTTACGACTACCGAGGATATTGTCTCTTTTGAGCCGCAGACTCCAGAAGATGAGCAGTCTGCTAGACAGGCTACAGATTACTGTAACTGGGTCTTTTACCGCGAGAATGAGGGTCTAATCCTCCTGCATAACTGGTTCAAGGACGCGCTGATGATGAAGGTCGGTGTAGTCAAGGCTTATTGGGATGCTAAGGAAGATGTCAATAAGGAATCTTACAAGAACCTGACAGAGGATGAGCTAGCCATGTTGCTATCTGATCCTGCCATTGAGGTGGTCAGCCAGAACGTTGAGTTTGTTGACGGTGGCGTTGACCCGATGGGTTTCCCGATCCAGATTCCTTACTTTGATGTCAAGGTCAAGAAGGTCAAGAAATACGGCTGCGTAAAGATTGAGAACGTACCGCCAGAAGAATTCCTGATTAGCAAATCGGCAAGAACTATTGAGGATAGCCCGTTCGTGGCTCATCGTCGCTTGTTGACTCGTAGTGAGTTGGTGGCGATGGGCTTTGACAAGGATGTGGTCGAGGGATTGCCTTCTTACGATGACTTGCAGTACACCACAGAGCGAGTAGCCCGATTCTCTCAGGGTGAGCAGCCGGATGAGAATATTAGTCTCGATCCTACGATGCAGGTTTGCGAGGTCTACGAGTGCTATATCAAGATCGACGTTAATGGTGACGGTATCGCTGAACTGCGTAAGATCGTCTATGCCGGTAGCGAAATCTTGGATGACGAGGAATGTGACCTAGTTCCGTTCCATAGCCTGTGTCCGATCCCTATCCCGCACAAGTTCTTTGGGCAAAGCTTGGCTGACCGGACGATGGACATCCAGCTAATTAAGTCCACTGTAACCCGTCAGATGCTCGATAACCTGTACCTAACGAACAATGCTCGTATCGGGGTTGTGGATGGTCAGGTGAATCTCGATGACGTGCTGAACGCTACTCCGGGTGGCGTTGTCCGTATGAAGTCTCAGGGTGCGATTATGCCGATTGAGGTTCCTGCGGTAACGGCTCAGGCTTTCCCGATGCTTGAGTACATGGATCAGGTTCAGGCTAAACGGACAGGCGTTAGCGACCAGCAACAGGGTCTTGATCCTGACGTGCTGAATAACGTGAGTGCTACGGCTATTGCCGCGATGATGAAGTCGAACTCTGGCAAGCTGGAACTGATCGCTAGAATCTTTGCTGAAACGGGCGTTAAGTCGTTGTTTAAGGGCATTTTGCACCTATTGGGCAAATACCAAGACCAAGCCAAGATTGTCCGTATGCGTGGCAAGTTTGTGGCGTTTGATCCTCGTACATGGACGAATCAGTACGACGTTGCCATTAACGTCGGCTTGGGCTCAGGTGACCGGGATCAGAAACTAGCCATGCTCCAGATGATTCTAGGCAAGCAGGAACAAGCCCTGACTCAGTTCGGTCCGAGTAATCCTCTGGTATCTGTGGCTCAGTACCGCGATACCTTGGCTAGATTGATTGAGTCGGCTGGCTTTAAGGATGCTAAGGCTTTCCTTAACGAGATCACCCCTGAGCAGAACGCAGCATTGTCTCAGCCAAAAGAGCCTGAACCAGATATGCAAGCAGAGGCTACTCGTCTAATCGCAGAGGTAGAGCGTGAGAAGACCGAGGCTAAGGCGCAAATCGAGGCTGCAAAGCTCCAGCTAGAGAAGCAGTCGCTCGAGGCTGAATATACTCGTAAGGGTATTGAGATCGCTATGAAAGCCGAGCAGAACGCAGCAGATATGCGGATTCGTGAGGCAGAGTTGGCGGTCAAGCAGTTGCAAGCGATTCTAGCGATGGACTTGGCTGACGAGGATAGCCGTAACAAACAGGCTGATATTGTCCTGAAGGCTATCAGGGAACTTGGCAATCTGACTAAGGGTTCAAATGGACAAATCTCTTTGGGCTGAGAATCTGCTGAAAGATGAGTGGTTCCAGCAAATGATGTCGGAACTAAAGACAGCAGAACTTAACAAGTTTGCATTGAGCCAGTATGATGACATCTCGACCAGAGAACAAGCATACATGACGCTTAGGACGCTAGATATTGTCGAAACGTACCTTGAAGGGCTATCGGCACAGAAGAAGATTGATGCTAAAAAACTAAAGATTTTGTAATCCGAGTCGGGCGGTTCCCGATATAATTTAGGAAATATATATGAGCGATACTGGAAGTATGACCCCGGAAGGGAATACTCAGTTAGACGTAGGTGGTGCAGCCGACGCTATCATGGGTCTTATGGGTGGGCAAGAAGGCTCCGAACAGGAACAACCGGAAACTCAACTCGAAGCCAATGATAGCGAAGCCGAATCCGAGGAGTCTTATGACGAATCGGAGGTAGAACAAGATGAAGGCGAAGAAGAAGCCGAGGAGCCTCCTAAATACAGGGTGAAAGCCGCTGGTGAGGAAAAAGAGGTAACCCTTGATGAGCTTATCAAGTCTTATCAACTTGGCACAGACTATACGAAGAAATCGCAAGCCGTAGCAGAAGAACGCAAAGCCGTAGAAGCAGAGAGGCAGCGTATCGAGGAAGCTAGGTATCTGCGTGACCAATACGCAGAACGGTTGCAGGTAATTGAGCAGATGCTTAACCAGCAGCCGGAAACTGAGAATCTGGAGTATCTGAAGGAAACCGACCCTATTGGGTACGCAGTTAAGGTTGCAGAACTATCACAGCGGGAAAAGCAGTTAGCTCAAGTTCAGGCTGAACGACAGCGAATTGCACAGCAACAGGATCAGGAACGTCAGGAGCAACTCGGTCATGTAATACAGGCTGAAGCTCGTAAGCTGGCAGAGGCAATACCTGAGTATGCTGACCCACAGAAGGGTGAGGTAGCTCGTCGAGAACTGCGTGAGTTTGGTCAGAAGCTAGGATTCACAGAGCAGGAATTATCGGGGGTCTATGACTCTCGTCAGGTTTTAACGCTATGGAAGGCAATGCAGTACGACAAATTACAGTCTGCAAAGCCGGGAATCACGAAGAAGGTAAACGAAGCTCCGAAGGTAATGAAATCGGGCGTTTCTCAGCCTCGTGATGGTAGCGATGAAATGAAAAAACTTAAGGCTCGGGCAAAGCAGACCGGAAGGGTTGCTGATGCCGCTAAAGCATTTGAACGTTTCTTATGAGGAATTAAATCATGCCTACATTTACAGCACATAGCGCAATTGGTCAGCGCGAAGATTTGACCGACATCATCTATGATATCTCGCCAACTGAGACACCATTTATGTCTTCTATTGGCAAGACCAAGGCTACAGCCGTTTACCATGAGTGGCAGACTGACTCGCTGGCTGCGGCTACTACGGCTAACGCTGCGATTGAAGGTGCTGACGCTACATCGGCAACTCTGTCTCCTACCGTCCGTCTTGGTAACTACACTCAGATCATTCAGAAGACCGTTCAGGTTTCGGGTACTCTGGACACAGTGAACAAGGCTGGTCGTAAGTCGGAAAAGGCTTATCAGTTGGCTAAAGCATCTGCTGAACTGAAGCGCGATCTAGAAACTATCCTGTTGGCTAACCAAGGTCGTTCGGCTGGCACATCGACTGTTGCTCGTAAACTCGGCTCGATCCTGTCATGGATCAAGACTAACTCGGACGTTGGTTCGGGTGGTTCTGACCCTGCGACTATCGGTGTTTCGACCCGTACCGATGGCACACAGCGTACCTTCACTGAGACTCTGCTGAAGACCGTTGTTTCCGAGGTGTTCGTATCGGGCGGTTCTCCGAAGATTCTGATGGTTGGTGCTGCTGGTAAGCAGAAGGTATCGTCGTTTGCTGGTATCGCTGCTCAGCGTTACATGGCTCCGGGCAATACTCCAACCACCATTATCGGTGCGGCTGACGTTTATATGTCGGACTTTGGCACGATGTCGGTTGTTCCTAACCGCTTCATGCGTACCCGTGATGCTCTGATCCTTGATCCTGAGTACGCAGCACTTGCTTACCTGCGTCCATTCCAGACCAATGATCTGGCTAAGACCGGCGATAGCGAGAACACTCAGCTCTTGGCTGAAGTAACGCTCGAGGTTAAGAACGAAGCCGCACATGGCATCGTTGCTGACCTTGATATGTCTCTGTAATAAGTAGCAAATAGCCCCTGCCTAACGGTGGGGGCTACCTACAAAAGGAATTTATGAGTAAACCTATACGGACTCAAACAGCATTTGAAGACGGTGATGGCGGGATTGTCATCGAGACTAAGCAGGATGTAACAGAGATTATCGAAGCCAATAAGAAGCAACTGGATTACGATAAATCTCGGCAAGGACACCTAAACGAACTGCATCACGTTGCTCGAATACCCTTTACGGTCATAGATGTACTGAACCAGAAAGGTATTATGAAGGGCTTTAACGTGGTCGATGACGTTGGTTTTGCTAGGTGGCTGAACGATCCTGATAATGCTGTTTGGAAAACGTATAGGGGTACTGTATGAGAGTTGGTGTTTGCGTCCCATGCCGGGATGAGGTGCATACTGGTTTTGCTTTTGACTTTGCAAGAATGACAGCGCATGATGCGTCAGTACGTTGCAAGGATGGCAAAGGCGGTCTGAGTATGTACACAATGCCGGGAACGCTGATATTTGACCAGCGTGAGAAGTTGGCAGAGGTAGCATTGAAAGAGGGTTGTGACGCGCTATTGTTTATTGATAGCGATATGCGATTCCCTCACGATATGATTACCATAATGCTAAGTAGGGAAGTGCCGATAGTTGGTGTTAATGCTACGACCAGAAGAAAGCCTGTTACGCCTACGGCAAAACTGCTGACTAAGCGTATGGATGGCGAGACATTGGTGCATCACTGGTCGAATGTTGACTCTCGCGGCAAGGAAGGCATTGAGGAGGTTACAGCGGTTGGGTTTGGTGCTGTGATGATCCGTCGAGAAGTATTCGAAAAGACGGGCAGACCTTGGTTTGATGCTGGATGGGGTGCTAATGGTGTGTGTGGTGAGGATGTGTATTTCTGCGTCAAGGCTGGTTCTGAGGGCTTTCAGACGTATGTAGATCACGAATTATCGATGCACATTCGTCATATTGGCACTTACGAATATGGCTGGAAAGATTTTGAACAATTAGAGGAATAGCATGGCACTTACGACCTATAGCGAGCTAAAAACAACGATAGCTAACTATCTGGCTCGTAGCGATCTTACTTCAGTTATTCCGGACTTTATCCGTCTGGCTGAGACTAGGCTGCAAAGAGACCTAAGAATCCGTCAGATGTTGGTTGTAGCTACAGCAAGCACAACGGGAGGCGATTCAACACTTGGATTGCCTACCGATTTCTTAGAGATGAGAGACATTCATCTCAATACGACTCCGATCACTACGCTCCGTTACAAGGCTCCTAACTCGTTTTATCAGGAATCTAGGGTAACGGATGGCGGCAAGCCTGTTGATTACACTATTCTAGGTGCGGAGATGCAGTTAGCTCCGGTTCCAGATTCGTCTTATACGGCGCAGATGTTGTATTACGCCAAGCCTCCTGTATTATCAGATTCGACAGCTAGTAACGTATTCTTGGCTTATGTGCCTGATGCGTTGCTCTATGCGTCATTAACAGAGGCAGAACCGTATTTGATGAATGATGCAAGGGTGCAGACTTGGGCTTCCTTGTATTCTAGGGCGATTGATTCTATCTCTACGTCCGACCAAGCAAGTGAGTACAGTGGTCAACCAATGTCTATGTCTTATAACGTGAGGTAAATCATGGCTGAGATGTCCAATTATCTGGAGAACGCGCTAATTAACGCTACTCTCCGCAATACAAGCTACACAAGCCCTACAACGGTTTATGTAGGTCTGTACACAAGTGATCCGGGTGATGGCAATACAGGAACGGAAGTTTCTGGTGGTTCGTATGCTCGTACATCGGTTACTTTTGGTGCGCCTAGCAACGGTGTATCAACAAATAGTGCAGCAGTAACATTCCCAACAGCAACAGGTACATGGGGAACTGTGACGCATATCGGTATTCTGGATGCCTCGACTAGCGGCAACCTGCTGTATCACACGCCATTAGACTCGTCTAAGTCGATTGCTTCTGGTGATGTGTTTACAATCTCGTCTGGTAACCTTTCTGTGACTCTGGAGTAATCATGCCTTTAATAATTGCTGACCGAGTTCGGGAAACGTCCACCACGACCGGCACAGGCACTCTCACACTGGGCGGCGCGGTAACTGGGTTTCGTACTTTTGGGTCGGCGATTGGCGATGGTAATACTTGCTATTACACGATTACTCTCGGTGCTGCTTGGGAGATTGGTATTGGTACTGTTGGGACGGGTACGTTAGCTCGAACTACGGTACTGAAATCATCAAACAGCAATAGCGCGGTTGATTTTGCTGCTGGCACTAAAGATGTGTTTGTTACTTATACCGCTGAACGCGCAGTTACAACAGACGGTTCAGAAACTTTAACGAACAAGACGCTAACAGACCCTACGATTGTTGGAACGATCATTGAGGACGTTTTCACTATTACAGACGGTGCAGCGTTTGAGATCAATCCCGCTAACGGTTCTATACAGTTGATTACTTTGGGTGCAAGTCGTACACCAAAGGGAACTAACTTTGTTGCTGGAGAGGCTGTTACGTTGATGGTTGACGATGGAACGTCGTATTCATTGACGTGGACAGATGCGACGTGGGGTGGTTCTGGTGTTGTTTGGAAAACCGATGCTGGTGTCGCTCCTGCGTTGGTCTCTACAGGGTATACAGCAATTGTTCTTTGGAAAGTTGGCAGTCAAGTCTATGGCGCGAGAGTAGGAAACGCATAATGCTTGCTAAAAAGTTACAAAGTGCTGCCTCTGCCGCTGAACCTGCATTTATTGAGGATGTGTTTTCTACATATCTTTACACTGGTACAGGCTCAAGTCAGTCGATAGTCAATAATATTGACCTTAGCGGCGAAGGTGGCATGGTCTGGATAAAAGGGCGATCTGGAGCTACTAGCAATGCGCTATACGACACAGTAAGAGGAACGACTAAAGACTTAGCATCTGATTCAACTGCTGCTCAAACGACACAAGCTACTGGTTTAACTGCGTTTAACAGCGACGGGTTTACTATTGGCGCACTGGCAAAGCTAAATACCAGTACAGCTACCTATGCTTCTTGGGCATTTAGAAAGCAAGATAAATTCTTTGATGTCCGTAGCATTTCGCATACAAACGGCACTGCTGATACCGTTGATTTCTCAAATCTTGGGACAATTGGTTGTGTAATTCTAAAAGATACAGGCTCCACAAGTAACTGGTTTGTTTGGTATAAGGATATGAGTAATACCCAAAAGTTACTATTAAATTCGACTGATTCTCCTATAACAAGTTCAACATTTACTGTTTCTGGAACAACAGTAACAATTTCAAGTGCAGCAACAACTGGCACAAAATTGTTATATGTGTTTGCCCATAATGCTGCTGGATTTGGTGAGCAAGGACTAGATAATGCGATCAGTTTCGGCACATATACTGGTAACGGCAGCGCAACTGGAACTACTGTAACGCTAGATTATGAGCCTCAGTTCTTGATGATAAAAAGAACTGATACTACGGGTGATTGGCACATAATTGACAATATGCGTGGCTTTATTGTCGGCGGCACTGATTCTGAACTAAACCCAAACCTTGCCAATGCTGAATCAACGGGTACGTTTGTAACCCCAACAGCAACAGGATTCCAATTAAATACGACTGACGCTAGTTATAACGCAAGTGCAGGGACGTATTTTTATATGGCAATACGTCGAGGCTTAATGAGAGAGCCTACAACGGGTACATCTGTATTAGGCATAACTGCAAGAAGCGGCACAGGAGCTAACGCTACCGTTTCTGGTGGCAATGTTGCCGACTTTGCGATTATCAAAAACAGAGGTTCGGCTGTTGGTTGGCTTCAAACGCAGCGATTGACTAGCACAAACTATCTTGTATCAAATACGACTGCTGCTCAGGTAGCCGCTGGCGTGACTATTTTGCAAGCTAGTCCTTGGGACGTTATGAATGGTGTCAAGGTTGGCACTACATCAACAATTACAAATGCGTCTGCGAATACATATATCAATTATCTGTTTAGTCGTGCTGCTGGCTTCTTTGATGTGGTTTGCTATACCGGAACTGGTGCAAATAGAACCGTATCCCATAATTTGGGTGTTGTTCCAGAGTTGATGATTGTTAAGTGCCGCAGTGCAGCTAACGATTGGGCTGTTTATGCTAACAATGACAATACAGATTATTTGTTACTGAACTCGAATGCTGCAACTGCTGACGATGCTACGTTTTGGAACGACACCAGCCCAACATCTAGCGTCTTTACAGTTGGCACAAATGCAGATGTAAATACGAATACAGCGACTTACGTTGCGTATTTGTTCGCATCAGTAACAGGTGTATCTAAGGTAGGCACATATACTGGCACAGGAACAACAAATCAGATCAACTGCGGCTTTACTAGCGGTGCAAGATTTGTAATGATTAAGCGGCTTTCTGGTTCAACTGGTGATTGGTACGTTTACGATACAGCGCGAGGCATTATTGCTGGAAACGATCCGTTTATGCTTATCAATACAACAGCGGCAGACGTTACAAATACTGACTACATTGACGCTTTTTCGTCTGGTTTCGAGTTAAGCAGTACAGCACCAGCGGCGATTAACGCAAATGGCGCAACATTTATCTTCTTAGCGATTGCATAGAGGTAATCATGGAAATTAGGATTAGAGAAACAGGGCAAGTAGTTACCGAAGCGGATTTTCGGTCGCTTCATCGGAATACTAGCTTCCCTATGCAATTGAATGAGCAGCTACTAAACGAATTTGGAGCCGATCCAGTATTGAATAGCCCTGAGCCACAGGCTACTCGGTATCAGAGTGTCATTAGAGATGGCGTTCAAGAAATTAATGGTAAGTGGTTTACCAAGTTTTCCGTTGTAGATATGGACGCACAGGCTATTGCGGAAGTTGATGCCAATCAAGCTGAAGCCGTAAGAAATGAGCGTAACCGTCGATTGTCAGAGACAGATTGGCGTTTCCGTAGTGATATGTCACCATCTCAGGCATGGATAGATTATTGCCAAGCCTTGAGAGATATTCCTTTGCAGCAGGGGTTCCCTTGGGAAGTTAACTGGGCAGTGGAGCCGTAAATGTTAGGGATATTGCCATTATCGTCTGCGCCCTTATCTGAAAGCAATATTGCCTCGTTGGTAGTTGCCTCGGCAGCAATAAATGGCAATGCTGTTGTAACGTCTGGTAGTACGGTCTATAAGTATGGCTCTGGCTCGATTAACGGTCTTGCTACGGTAACGGCTAACGGTGGCTATGGTGTATTGGCAAGCGCAAGCATCTTAGGTAGGTCTTTAGTTACCGCTGCGGCAAACAATGACGTTAGTGCGAGTGCGTCGGTTACTGCTAAAGCTGAAGTCGTGGCATTTGGTGGTATTCAGCGGCTTAGTGGGACGATATCTGTTTTAGGTCGTGCTGTGGTAACGACAAAAGGCATGATTTACGGTGAAGAATGGACGAAAGTCTCTCCGGTGGGTGATACATGGCTACGACAAGAATAAATTTCGGGGAATGGACACCAGACCAGCCTAGTATCATGGGCGGGGTAACTGATGCAAAGAATTGCTATCCGGTAATGAATGGGTATGCTCCTGTTAGGGATGCAGCCGATTATTCCTCTAACGCTGGTCAGTCATTGCTATTGGCTTTTGCTGGCAAGTACGCTAGTACAAATAACCTGTTTGCGGCTGGTGCTACTCAGGTCTTTAAGTTTGACCCTACTGATACGACACTCGACCCGCTGACAACTTCTGGTTATTCGCCTATTGAATCGTGGGATATTACCCAGTTCGGTTCGAAGATAATCATGGCTAATGGTCTAACGAAATTGCAGTCGTTTGACATTAGTGGCGGGGCATACGTCTATGGTCTTGATGATGCTGGACTAACTGGCTCGATCGCTGGCACAACCCTAACGGTTACTAACGTCAGTTACGGCACGATTGTCGTAGGGCAGACATTAAGCGGAACTGGCGTTACTGGTGGCACGACGATTACAGGCTACGGCACAGGCACAGGTGGCAATGGCACTTATTCCGTAAGCTCAAGCCAGACGGTATCTAGCACTAACATTACTGCAACTGGCAATGCTCCACCAGCTAAGTATGTGACGGTTGTGCGTGATTTTGTGGTGGCTGCTTACATTGCTGGCGAGGAGTCTAAGGTCTTCTGGTCTGACATTAACAACGAAGTTAATTGGGTTCCTAGCCTTTTTAGTCAGTCTGATTCTCAGTATTTGCCTGATGGTGGCAATATTACAGGTCTTGCAGGTGGTGAATACGGTCTGATCTTCCTAGAAAGAGCGATCTACCGAATGACTTATTCGGGAAGTCCGTTCTTCTTCCAATTCGATGCTATTTCGAGAACATTGGGCGGCATTTCCTCTGGTTCGATTATTCAGTTTGGTGGGTTGACTTACTTCCTATCTGACGATGGCTTTTATGCTTGCGATGGTCAGAATGTCATTCCTATTGGTGCTGAAAAGGTAAATCGTTGGTTTTTTGATAATGCTGTTTTGACCAATATTGCCAACACAATGTCATCGACGGTTGACCCGATTAAGGGTCTTGTCTTTTGGTGCTTCCCGGCTAAAGAGGGTGGTAGCTTGATGTTGATTTATAACATCCAGCTAAAGAAATGGTCTTACGCATCAACGGACATAACGTCTATTTCGTACATTTTGACTCCTTCATCAACATTGGAGCAGGTTGATAATTACGATAACAATCTGGATACGCTGGATATTCCGCTAGATTCTCCTGTTTGGGCTGGCGGTTTGCAGTTATTCGCAGGTGTCAGAGCGCAGAAAATCATTGTGTTTGATGGCGCGGTAATGCCAGCAACAGTGTCTAGCGGTGACGTTGATATTGGGCAAAGTATGATAACGATGGCACGACCTTACGTTGATAATTCAACGGGATTGGTAGCTATTGCCTCTCGGCAAGCCTTATCTGAGCCTCCTCAGTTCACAAGTTACACAACTGCTAACGGTGATGGTCGTGTTCCATTGAGGTCTAACGGAAGGTTCCATAGATTATCGGTCAAGACTAATGCTGGAGATACTAGCTGGAGTACGATTGTCGGTGTAGAGGTTGATGTGCAAAAGGCTGGTGCAAGATGACGAAATTTCGGACATTACCGCCATTTGGGGGAGATGAACGAGCCGTTGCCGAGGTAATTCGCGGCATTATGGACGGTAAGACCAATAATTCGGGTAGTCTGACACTAGCGACAGGAAATGCGGTCACAACGACCCTTTACGACGAGCGTATAGGCTACGACAGTCTTATTTTCTTTGTCCCTACATCTGATGCTGCTGAGGCTGATTCGGCTCCTTACGGGGCGTTTCAGGACTCCACAGACCAAACGGCTGCGAACACGACTACAGCCTATGCAGTTACCTTTAACACAACAGATTATTCCAATGGAGTTTACATTTCTGATAGTTCTAGGCTAAACGTCAGGAATTATGGAATTTACAACATCCAGTTTTCTTTCCAATTTAAGAATACGTCAAATGATGGTCAAGACGTAGATATTTGGTTCCGTAAGAATGGAACCGACGTAGCTGGTTCTAATAGTAAGTTTTATTTGCCAGCGAGAAAGAGTACGGGTGACCCTAGTCACTTGATTTCCGCGATGAACTATTTTTTAGAGATGAACGCTAATGACTATGTTCAGGTAATGTGGAGGGTGAGTAATACTAGCGTTTCTTTGGAGCAGTACCCAACTGACACAAACCCAACTAGACCGGCAACACCATCGACTATTATTACAATGTCTTACGTTGCACCATCAGCAACAACGAATCTTTACGTTTCAAGTCAGCAACAAGGGCAAGCAACTGTCAGTCATTGGGCTAACAGTACGGCAAACAAAACTTATGGGTACATTATCGTCGGATGATTGAATTCAAATTTATCGAGCCTGACCAACTTAGAGATTGGTGGAAAAGCGTCAAGCCCGGACTAGAGGAAATAAAAAAGAGAAGCCCTGAAAACTGGATACCAGAGGATGTGTACGCAGACTGCTGGAATCGAAGGTCATTTTTGTATGTTGCTTTAAAAAATAGTCACTTTGTGGGCTATTTTGTATTGCAGCCGATCAACCAAAAACTCCATGTTTGGGCGGCTTGGACGTTAGAAAATGATTATCAACTGGTGGAAAAAGGTTTACAATTTACCAAAGATGTGGCAAGAGAAGCTAATATCAAATATTTAAGTTTCTCTAGTCATCGTCCGGGGTGGAGTCGAAGGGCTAAGGCTTACGGCTTCCGTCCTAGAGAATGGATTAGCGAGGTGTAATATGGGTGGCGGTGGAAGCGAAACTAAGACAGAAATTGACCCAGCGTTTAAACCATATATTACCTATGGTTTAGAGGAAGCAAAGCGGCTTTATCAAAATATGCCGCAAGCTCCGTCAACCTTGGCGGTTGGTCCATCTGCTCAGACGTTACAAGCGATGCAACTAGCGCAACAGAGAGCTATGGCTGGTTCTCCGCTACTTGCTCAAGCTCAAAACACAATATCTCAGCAAATGGGCTACATGAACCCATATGCGTCAAAGATAGAGTCATTGGCGATGGGTGCTAATGACCCATCTTCTGCTTTTTATCGTTCCATGATGGAAGGTCAGCCGGAATCTGAGGCTGCTCGACTAACGAAATCGACTGCTGGCGGTGCTTACTTAGGTGGTGGTAGTGAGTATCTTCAGGGTGCTTTGTCACAGGCTAATCGTTTAGCTGGTGAATCATTTGGCGAGAGCATGAAGAACCTGCAAGCTCAAGCCGCTGCTGCTGGTCGTTACGGTTCTGGTGCGATGGCACAGCAAACAGCTAAATCACAAGATGTATTAGCTCGCGCATTATCGGAACAAAACCAAAAGGCTTATCTTCAGAATTACCAGTTGGAGCGTCAGGCTCAAGAGGCTGCTATGGGTCGCTTGGGGTCACTTGAGCAACAGGCTATAGCGAATAGATTTGCTGGCGCACAAGGTCTAACGGCTGGCGAGCAATTTGCGCTACAGACTCAGCTAGGTGCTTTGGGCAATGCTGCAAACATTACGGCTCAGGACTTGGCTAGACAGCAACAAGCTGCGGCAATGGCTCCGGGATTGGCTGCTCAGGATTACGCAGATATTCAGCGATTGCTACAAGTTGGGCAAGGTTATGAGGCTTACGACAAGAACGCGATTATGGGTCAATTGCAAGCCCAACAACTACCGCTAGATTGGCTGAGACAGGCAACCAACATCTTCTATGGTGCGCCAATGGAAACTAAGACAGCGACATCGGGAGGTAAATAATGGGTGCGCCAATGATGATCGGTGCTGCGTTAGGAGGCGGTCTCTCTGCGGCTAGAGGTGGTAATCCGCTGCTAGGTGCATTACTTGGTGGCGTTGGTGGCGGTGTATTTGGTGCTGCTAGTGGCGCGGCTAGTGGGGCGGCTGGTGCTGCTCAGGCTGCGAATATAGCTGCTGCTCCTGCGGCTAGCATGGGTGCTATCAATACGGCTGCTGGTCAAGCGATGGCTGCTCCTAGCCTGATGTCAACTTTGCAGCAAGTCCCTAAGTCGTTTATGCAGTTTGGGCAAGAAAACCCTATGGCGATGAATCTTGCGTCTAATGCGGCACAAGAAGAATTTAGGCAAAAGCAAATCCCGACACCCGGACTTCTGCGAGGGAGCCCCGGTCAACCTGAGCCATCGGTTCTGTCTCAATTGGCAGCACCACAAATCAGTCTGTTATAGGTGATCTATGGCACTAGAAGACTATATTCCTAATATCTTTGGTGGTACTCCGACCGTTTATCAGGGGTTGTTGAGTCCACAGGAACAGGCTGCATTAGAGAAACGTTCTAATATGGCTGGCTTGCTAGGTTTTGGTGCTGCCTTGGCTCAAGGAATGGGTGGTGGTGGCTATCCACGTTCTGCGCTACAGAACATCTTAACGGCTGCTGCTCAAGGGTTTTCAGGTGCAGGTCAGACGTATCAGGCTGGTATCGGTCAGATGGCAGAGGTTCAGAAGTTGCAGCAATCCAGATCGCAACTTGAGGCTATCAATAAGGTTCTGCAAGACCCAAGAGTAGCTAGCGATCCGATGATGCAAGCGTACATCCGGGCTAATCCTGCTGAGGCTATTAAATACTTTGCTGAAATGGCTCCGTTGCAACAGGCATTGACTGGTGCGCCTAGTGCTGCTCCTGCTCCTGCTGCTCCGACTCCTGCGGCTGCTATGGCTGCACCACAAACGGAAATAACTGAGGCGGCTCCTGAAGAAAATGTTTTGCCGGGGGTTACAGTAACAGCGCCTCCACTTAAGCCTGATCCATTAATGTCAAGAAAGCAGGAGTTGCTTTCTCAAAATAATCGTTTATCTGCGCTTCCTTCAAAATCTGCTAGAGACATCATTGCTAACAATTTGCAACAGATTGAGACTCTTGATAAGCAAATCGCAAGACGCGCTGTAGAAGAATTTGATTTTGGTGGAATCAAGGCTGGCGTTCCAGATCAGTTCAAACTAGAAGTTGATGATTTGCAGCAATTAGCTTTAAGCGGTGGTATTAGCGGAAATGATTTAAGGCAAGGATTGCAGGATATTAATAAACGAGCAACTGAGTTTGTTTCCAAAGAAAAAGACTATACGAATGAAGATCGTCGTGTAGCTGCAAAATTGTTCCCAAATAAGAGCATTAGAGAACTTAGTTCCGAGGAAATTGGTCGGTTAGATGAGGTGTTATATAACCGAGAAATCCAAAAAAGGACTGCTGGTGCTACTCGTATCGATATGGGTACGAGAGAGATGGAAAAGGAATTTGCTAAAGGTGTCGTTGAAGATACGAGAGCATCTTTCCAGCAAGCTAAATCTGCCGTTAATACTGTTAAAACAATTCAGAGTATTCAGCCATTGTTAGATAAGGGTGTTTACTCAGGTTTCCAAGCTGGTGCGCCTCGCGCTGTTGACCAATTTGCTACTGCTTTGGGTGTGTCTGGAAAGAATACTCAAGAAAAACTAGCAAATACTGCTGTTGCAATGCAAAGACTTGCCTCATTAGAGTTGAGTGCGGCTGAGGCAATGAAGGGTCAAGGGGCAATTACAGAGAATGAACGTAGTTTGATTGCTAGGGCTGCTGCTGGTAACTTGCGTGACTTTACTGATGTTGAAGTTAGGTCATTGCTTTCGTCGCTTGAGAAAATTGCTCAACAAAAGATAGCTTCTCATCAGCAGAATTACGAAATAATGAGTAACGATCCTGTTGGCAGAAAATATTCTAAGTATTACAAGATAGAGGCTCCTGCTGCACCTACAAAGAAATATAACCCTGCTACCGGAAGGATTGAGTAATGGCAAAGGTTATTGAGGTTCCCGGCATGGGGAGAGTAGAGTTTCCTGATTACATGACAGATCAGGAAATTTCTTCCGCTATCCAGAGAAATATGCAGGGTTCCGTAATGGAGCCAAAGATTCCATTTTCTCCTAGAGTAGAAGCGGCTAGGTCTGCTGCTCAAGGCGCGACTTTTGGATTTGCTGAGGAACTAGAGGCTGCTTTGCGGTCTGGTGCTGTATCTGGCAAACAATACGAGCAACTTAGAGACCGTCTTAGAGCGCAGCAGGGTGCATTTCAGGCTGAATACCCTGTTACGGGCGGTGTAACAGAGTTTGGTGGGGCTTTATTGGCTCCATTGGCTGCATTTAAGACGCTTGGGAAGGCTGCTCCAGTTGTCCAAGAGGCGGTAACTGGAAGAACACTTCCGGGTCAGATAGCTAGGGGTGCTGGTGTTGGCGGGGTTACTGGTGCATTAACTGGCGTTGGTACTGCGACTGATGATGTTTCTGGTAAAGCCTTAGAAACTGGTGTTTTTGGTGCTACTGCTGGTGCTGTTGTACCTGCCGCAATTCGTGGTGCTGGTAGCGTAATCAAAAATATTCTAGTGGCTTCAGGTGTTGGCGATCAGCCTACAGCAGCGTCAAAACTCATTGCTGATGCCCTAAAGAAAGACAACCTAACGCCTAACGAAGCTCAAGCCGTATTACAGGAGATGGAGCGTCTTAACGTGCCTCGTCCTGTATTGGCAGACATTAGCAAAAGCCTTCAGGACTTGGCTTATTCGGCTTATGTGGTTCCTTCTGCTCGTAAAGATGCGACATTGCGTTTCCTTGAGTCTCGCATGATTGACCAGCCTAACGATATTGTTAAGGGTTTGGTTCAACGTGCTGGTCTTGGTAAAAATGCGAACGGTTACGAATACCTGCAATTCTTAGCAGAAAACCAGCAAGCGATGGCTAGTGCTAAGTATCCTAAAGCATATTCTATTTCTGTAGATGCTCGTGACTTTAGGAAATACGTCGATCGTCCGGTATTCCAACAGGCTTACGAAGAAGCGCAGAAACGTGCTGGTGTTTACGGTGATACATTGCCTGACTTAGAGCAAGTTAGAAACGCTCAGTTTGTTCCTACGAAGATTTTGCATCAAATCAAGATTGGCTTAGATCGTATCGTTGAATCAAATACTGACTCTATTACTGGAAAAGTTACTTCTTACGGAAGGGATGTATCTAACGTAAGACGCGAGTTCAACGATTTAATTAAGGCTAAGAATCCAGATTACGCAAGGGCAAACAAAGAGTTTGCTGACAATGAGCGTATTCGTTCATCTTTTGAGGCTGGTCAGGATTACCAGAAACTTGAATTTAAAGAAGCCTACGACAAGCTAAAGAAGATGAATGACTCTGAGAAAGAGGCTTTCCGTCTTGGTATGATGGCTGACGTAAACAAGCGTTTGGAAAACTTCAAAGGCGGTGACTTTACTCGCCAAATCTTTAAGAGTGACAAGCAGAAATCCTTGATGCGTTATGCGTTTACTGACGAGAATCAGTATAAGGATTTTGTTCAGTATGTAGATGCGTTAGAGCGTCAGACAAAGACAGCTAAGGGCATTATTGGCGGTTCTCAAACTGGTGAGCGTTTAGCGACTAGCGAGGGTGTTGGCAAAGCTGCTGGATTGGCTCAAAGTTATGCAACTGGTGGCATCGGTGGTGCTGCTATGGAACTACTGCGCCAAGGTGCTGCTAGGACTAAAGGGATTAGCGGTGAAACATCGGCAGAATTGCAGAAGCGTCTATTTGCGTCTGATCCGATTGAGCAGAGAGCGATACTGCAAGAATTACGCAAAAGGATGCAACAAAGGGCTGTGGGTAATGTTCCTATGGCTGCTGGTTTAGGTACTGTAACTGGGCTATTGGGTCAGTAAGGATAATCATGGCAAAGACAAAGATTAGCGAATTTAGCTCAACTCCGGCAAACAATACTGATATTGACGGTATTAACATTGCTGAAGGTTGCCCACCATCGGCAATTAACAATGCAATTCGTGAGCTAATGGCACAGCTAAAGGATCAGCAAGCTGGTCTAGCTGGAGATAACTTTACTGTCGGTGGTGATTTATCTGTATCTGGTAACGTGACATTGACGAACGCTTTGCCGATAGCTCAAGGTGGTACTGGCAAAACTACGGCAGCAGACGCTATTAACGCATTGATGCCGACTCAAACAAATAATTCAGGTAAGTACCTAACAACTAACGGCGTTAGTGTTTCTTGGGGTACTGTGACATCTGGCTCTGGCAATGTTTCTAGTGTTGCATTGTCTGGTGGTACAACAGGGCTATCGGTTACTGGTTCCCCTATCACAACGTCTGGAACTATCACACTAGGTGGGACATTAGCCGTTGCCAATGGCGGCACTGGTGTTGCGACAATCCCAACTGGTGCAGTCATAGTTGGAAATGGAACTGGTGCTGTATCTGCAGTATCCGCTAGTACGGCTGGGAATGTGTTAACTGTTAGCGGTAATGCTTGGACTTCATCTGCTCTACCTGCTGCTACAAGTACAGCGTCAGGGGTTGTTAGCACTGCTGCTCAAACATTTGCAGGAGTTAAGACGTTTAACTCTGGTATTAGAAGTGCTACTGGTTTGAATTTTGATACTTACAACTCGCTTTTTTGGAATAGCAGCGGCACGACCAGACAAGCAGAGCTAAGAATACAAAATCCTTCTGAAGTCGGTGCAAATGACCCCGGTAGTTTAAGATTTTTTGTAAATGGCACTACTGCTGGTTTTACGATGTCAGATGTTCAAAAACAAGGTGGTGGCTCATTTAACAGCTATTCAGATTCTCGTTACAAACAAGACATTACTTCCTACAATAAGGGTCTAGCGGAACTAAAACAGATTGAACCTAAGAACTACCGTTATACCGCTGAGTTCATGAAGTCTGATAGCCCATCACAGCAGTTTGTTGGGGTTATTGCTCAGGAACTTGAAGGTACTGCCTTTTCTAATTGTGTAAAAACTGACAACAATGGGTTTAAGATTGTAGATACTTCAGAACTCACGTTTGCTCTGATTAACGCAGTAAAAGAGATGAGCCAGCGTATCGAACAACTTGAGGCTAGAAATGGTTGACATAGGTAAAGCATCTACTGCGGCAACTTACGGCGGTTCTGCGACTGCCGTTTTTTTTGGTCTTACAGCTAATGAATTCGCTGCGCTTGGTGGTCTAGCAATCGGTGTTATAGGCTTGTTAATTGGTACTTGGTTTAAGCACCAGCATTTACAGATTGCTAAGAAGAATCAGAAGCCTGATCTAGAGGAATAAATCGATCCGCTAACGCTACTTGCTGCTGCTAATGCTACGGTCAGTGCCGTTAAAGCCGGTTGCAAACTTTACAAGGATATTAAGAACGCAGCCGGGGAAGTCAAGGACGTATTAGACGATCTGAAGGTTCAGTATGACAAGGTAACAGGTGGGAATCCAACCCCGGCTCAGAAAGCGCAATACGTTGCTGAAGTCCAGAGGGTTCAGGAGATAGCCAAGGCTGACCCTAACGATGTGTTTACAGACATCGGCAACCAGCTAGGCGCATTGATGGATGCTTATGACTCTATCAGTAAGCTATTCCTCAAGGAGCAGTTAGAAGCCAAACAGGTCTATAAGGGTGAAGAATCGATAGGTAGGAGAGCATTAAAGCGGATATTGATTACTTCTCGGCTTGATGCGATGTTAGCTGAGATACGCGAAACGATGGTTTATAAGGCTCCACCAGAGTTAGGATCATTGTGGAGCAAGTTTGAGGAAATGTGGCAGAGGATTGTCGCAGAGCAAGAGGAAGCTCATGCGGAAGAACTTAGGCTAGCTCAGATAGCATCATGGAGACGAAGAAAAAGGATAGCGGAAATCAAGTCAAAAGTGGCGTGGGTTTCCGGAGTAATTTTCGTGGTGATTTGGGCGGTGGGTCTAATGTGGCTGACAACAAGAAGCGCGATGATGAAAACATCCCTTGGACTTTATTGATTACTGTCATGGCGGTGTTATTAACTTTCTTTATCGTAATGCCTATTCTGGCTTTCATGTACTACGATATGTACTATGCTCATCAAGCTGCCATCATCGAGATTAGGAAGATGAAAGAACTCCGGCGAGAGATACTGATAGAGAGGATGTATCGTGATTGACCGCAATGCTTTCAGGAAATTTATTCCTCACTCTAAGTACTCGGATCAATGGCATGACGCTTTATTCAGCCAGCAGACCGAACTAGGTGGTAAGTCGCTCCTAGAAGAATACGAAATAACGACTCCAAACCGTATAGCGGCTTTCCTAGCCCAATGTCATCATGAATCAGGTGGGTTCGTATGGCTAACGGAAAACCTGAACTACTCTGCTTCAGGACTCCTTAAAGTTTTCCCTAAGTATTTCTCTACAGATTCACAGGCTAAGGCTTACGCTAAACAGCCGGATAAGATCGCTAACCATGTTTATGCTAACCGCATGGGCAACGGTGACGAGGCTAGCGGAGATGGGGCTAGATACAAGGGCAGAGGACTGATCCAGCTAACTGGCAAGGATAACTATTTTTGGTTCGCTGCTAGCCTAGAGATGACTCCAGAACAAGCCTCAGAGTACACACAGACGTTTGAAGGAGCCGCCCAATCTGCTTGCTGGTTCTGGGAGACTAACAAGCTCAATCGATTCGCTGATGCCACAGACTTACGAGGCATGACTAAGGTCATTAACGGTGGTTACAAGGGTATGGAAGATAGAGAGGCTCAGTATGCGCGTGCTTTGGCTGTTGTTCATTCTTAGTCTCGTAGGCTGTGAGGATAGGTTCCGTTATCCTTGCCAAGACAACAAAAACTGGAATAAGCCTGAGTGCCAGCGTCCTACTTGTGCTGTAACTGGTACTTGTCCAGATCAATTAGTACCTGCTGCCGACTTTAAGCCGGAGGAAAAATGAAGTGGAGTCCTGACCAGATTGATTCAGTCATTAAGCTAGTCATTGGCACTACCTTTTGTATGGTGCTTTTGATGATGTCTAGCCTAGCGATGTATTCGGTTGTTTTCGTCACTCAGCCGATGAACGCTATAGCACCAGCAGATAAGCAGTTCTTTATGCTGCTGTCTGATATGTCCAAGTACATACTAGGCGCATTAGCGACATTGCTTGCCATTAAAGGTAAAGACGGGGTTGCTAAGTTGATCGATCCACCACCCGGAGTATCTAAGGCGAGTGACTGGACTGATCCACCTAAAGCACCACCACCTTCACCTACACAGGCTCCTGTTCGTATGGAGCCAACGATTGCACCAATAGCCTCAGCAGGTTATAACGGTAAAGCAGCACCCGAACAACCACCACACCCGGAGATCACATGATTGCGATACGAATGGTTGGAACTGTCGTTCTTAGTCTTCTACTTGTGTTTAACATTCACGCTGGCGAGACAAAGAAGGTCTGTCACGCTGAGAAAAGACAGGGTAAAGAGGTACAGGTCTGTCGTGAGGTCAAGATTCACAAGAAACTTGATGGCACAAAAGTACCGCCGAAATGAACCCTTACGTCATCATTGGCGTTGTAGCAGCCATAGGCGTTGCAGGAGCCGGAGGTCTGTATCAAGGACACCAGCTAGGCAAGGCTGAGGTTCAACAGGCTTGGGATAAAGAGAAAGCCGAGCAATATGCCCAGTACGCTAAGGCTCAGGAAGAAGCTAGGGCTAAGGAGCAGGAATTACAGGCTAACGCTGACCAGTTAAGGAAAGAGAAAGATGCGGAAATCAGGAATATTAACGCTCGGGCTAATGCTCTCTCTAACAGCCTGCAGCAGCGTCAAACCCGCCCCACCGAAACAAGTTCCTTGCCCAGTTCCTCCGGCACTAGACCAACATCCTGTAGCGGAAAAGAGCTTTACCGAGAGGATGGAGAGTTTCTTGTCAGGGTCGCTAGAGAAGCCGACGAACTCAGGTCAGCCCTCAAGCAGTGTTACACCCAATACGAAGCCCTAAGAAAGTGACTTCTGAGCCTCTGTAGCGATCTCTGAGGCTGTTTTTATCATCTGGTCATAGGTCTGACCACTACCCCTAGCAATTAAGCCTCCTAGAGCCGCTGCGAAGAAGATACGCCAATCGTCATTAGCGGGGCTTTCTTTTGGCTCTTGCCACTTAGGATCGTCAGGATTCTTTCTAGGTCTACCCATTGTGTTCCCTTAATTGTCTGACAAGTCGGTTAATGTGGTTTACTGGAGTCGGCTTCCCGGATAGGTTCCGATAAATGCTCGGAGATTTCTTCTCGATACAGGATTTACATATCCAGCGAGTAGTTCCCCTAGTCGGTCTGGTAACTCCACCTTCTATGTCTCTAATGGCTTGGCAACTGGTACAAAATTTAGTCATAGTCTGCGCTGGCAAGTAAATGCTTGGATGTCTACGCGAAATGCCCCTGCAAACTTACAATCAGAAGCGATCCTAGATTCGGTCTGTATTCCACCGACATACCATCCGATCACGCAGAGCAGGATAGCGACGATAGACTTAGCCCACCAGCCATTGACCATATCGATAGCGTTTTTAAGGTCATTTGTCATCTTTAACGAATACTCCTTCTTTGTTCAGAAAGCCCTTGCGATCCTTGATCTGCTCGTATGCTGACTGAAAACAGTGTTTTAGATCGACATCTTCAATAGCAGCCACCATAGTAAGACATACAAGAACGTCTCCAAGTCCATCGATAACTGCGTCACGGTCTCGTTTGGTAATCGCATCCGCTAATTCCCCCATCTCAGAAAAAGCCTTCAATAACTGCGTTTTAGCGTCTGAGTTCTGGATGATTCCTCTAGCCTCACCCCAACGGACAACTAATAGTTCGGTTGCTTCATAGCTCATAGGAAACTTTCAATTTCTTCAATAGGCATGGCAAAGGTCTTGTGAATGGCAATCATCATGCTAGCCGATACGCCATATCGCTCGTTACGAATCTTGCTTATCGTAGGTGTTGATACGCCTAGCGTTAGGGCTAATTGGCGGTCATTCTTGATGTCGTAGGTCTTAAGTAAATAGTCCAGCAGTTCCATGTTTTCTCCTGAGTTAATGCCCGTCTTTCCGGGCTGTCAACATACTCACACAGAGGGGAGAAACCTACCTGATAGGAGACTGTGCGTATGCTGCGTAGGTTATGTGCGCCACCTATCGCTAGGCTTAAGGGTGGAGTACTCGCTTCACCAGTTCTATCCTTGACGATTTGTTAATCGAAAAGCTGGCATCCGCTTTCCTCCATAGTCAAAAGCAACTTGTATTGCAGTTGCCACCATAACAGCAGGTTGTACAGGTCACATACCGACCATCGTAGTAATAGCTATGTGTCGAGCAGCTAGCCCAAACGAGAGGGGCTGTGAGAGCTAACCAGAGTGCGAATAAGTATTTCATAGTTTCCCCTCAGAATGGTGCGTCACTAAGATCATCATCTTGAAACTCTACTTTCTTTGCTGGCTTCTTGGTTTCCTTCTCCTTAACCGCTAGAGAGAAAAACTTACCGTTCTTGCCTTCTTTAAGCCACCCAGAGAGCCAGTAATCCTTGCCATCGATATTGATCGTGCCGGAGTAGTCTGGGTGCTTGTCAGACTGCTTGTTAGTGTTTCGCCCTAACATACCGCGATTAGTATTATCGTATTCCATGATTATCCTTTAGTGAATTTCTTAATTGCTGATCGTTGCTTGCTATCCAACTGGCTCCAGAGTGCAGTCTTCCAATCCGCATCTAGCTCCAGAGAATTGATGTACTCCACAGCCTCAGACACTTGGTCTTTATGAATCAGCATAATGACATCGGCTGCATAACTGCGAATCTCGTCTTGAGATTCTGAATCTAGCTCGTCAAATACCGACTTAGTGATAGGCTTTGCAGACTTAGGTTCTTCTGATCCGGTAGTCGCATCTAGTGCGTCATGCTCACAGATAGCCAAAGCCATTACCAGCAGATACCGAGTAATGTAGGTAATCGATGCGCCTAGATTCTGGACTTCATGGCAACCCTTAAGTTGAGCAGAAGCCATAGGGCAGGTGAACTTAGCGCAGCCACCATCAACCGTATCAATGACACGCATTGTCGCTAGATCGCTGGTGAACTCTAACGTATGGCAAAGACCTAGTTCAGCGAATATCGAGTTGACGGTAGGCAGGAAGTCGGTCAGTTCAAAGTAGCGATACCCTGCAAACTTGTTATGTCCTGACTTCTTGAGTTCTACGTTCTGGAGCTTGACTCTGGCTTTCTGTAGCTTCTCATACACAAGCCATTGCTGCTGTTCTTCTTGCTCCTGTTGACGGTTATCCATTATTTATCCTTTAGCGAATTTTTTATTGAAGATGATATTGTTAGGTTGTGCTTTCTCATTAGCTTGTATCTTTGCAGCCTCCTTTTGCTCTTTGCGAATACGGTCAAAAGTCTTACGAATGTTTGTTTTGCCAGACGAGACATATTTGAATGATGGGTCTAGGATTGATGTCATACGCTATCCAATAACAATGCCAGTAGAAACATGAGAAAGATGACTTTACCAGAATGACGGTCAATGAAGTCAGCTAGCTTATCGTCTGTCCTGAATAGTTTGTTCATGCTTCTTTCCCCTTAAAGTAGTTTTCTGCTTCCCGGTCTTTGTGTTCCTGATACAGCCTGTCTTGATGCTCAAAATGACGATCCTCGTCCGTCTCATCGTATTCAGGCAAGTTCTTAGACTTCACAGTACGGTTAATCATGTTGATAATGAACCGTTGCATACTGTCTCTCAATTGGATAGGATTTTGGTGATGCTGCGACCAAACCCATAACATCTGTGAGAATTCCTCGCCAATATCTGCGGCTGTCATGTGGCAAAGTACGTCATCTGGATGACCCTCAAGTAGCTCGTAAAGTAGAAACTGCTCGAATTCTTGTGCGTTCATATTTATCCCCTAATAAGTTACCGCCAGCGCGGAGCCCAAGTCCCTAATGCTTTTGCTGCTTCAATTTGATTGCGGATTTGACGATGACCACACTTATCATCTTTTCTGCAAATGACTGTACCATCACTAAGTTTCCAGCCATGATCGTTCCAAAGAGATACGCCACATTTAGCGCAGTTATAAATTGATTCAGAGTTAGTATCCCCGGTCATCGTTTTCATGTTTGCCCCTAGTTGATTAATCAATTGCCACGTCGAAATAATGCCATACCTTAACAGATAGGTGTAAAAACATTTCTATAGATAAATCAAATCCTATAGGAACATTCTATTACCAAACAACAACATTATGAGACAATGAAATACGAGAAAACATTAAAAAGATTGCAAGAAACGCAACCTAAGCTAGAGAAGTACCCTGAACCTAGAAAGACAACTCCTAGAGGGCAACCAGTTGAAAGAAGAACCTTCAAAACTCTCAGTTCCAACGTTAAGCGACAAAACTGGAACGATTAAGAAATACCACCACGGTCTGAGATATTGTGCTGGCTGCAAGAAGTCCAGATCGTCAATGCAGTTCAAGGAACACAATGTTTGTAAGATTTGTCAGTTAAGAAACGTTCAGGTATAGTTCACAGGGAATGGCTAGGGTAGCTCCTGAAAAGACGATTCGTTACCGTCCTGCCAAACCCACCCTTTTAAGTAACGACAGCCAATAACGTGAGGCTAATATGCACTACTACCAGCACCATATCGGTGACTTCATTAAGGCTACTTCACGCCTAACAGATTCTCAGGCAATGGCATATTTGCGCCTGATCTGGATGTACTACGACTCTGAAAAACCCCTTCCTAACGATATAGACGTTCTTGCTTTGCAAGTCGGGTTACCAGCCGATCAAGTCGAGCTACTGCTTAGAGCCTATTTCCGGCTTGAAAATGGTGTCTGGAGGCAGTCACGTTGTGATGCAGAACTTGAGGAATATCGTAGCTTTGTTAGCAAGAAATCACTAGCTGGCAAAGCATCTGCTGAACAACGGAAGAACAAACGCTTAACGTCTGCTGAACAGGTGTTGAACGAGTGTTCAACGGACGTTCAACTAACCAATAACCATAAACCAATAACTAATAACCAAATAAAAGAAAGGAAACCTGTCGTTCCTTTGGAACTCCCTGATTGGTTGAATAAAACTGATTGGAACGACTTTGTTGAAATGCGGAAAAAGTTAAAGAAGCCGATGACAGATCGAGCCGTAAAGTTAATGATTTCTAAATTGGAAACAATGAAGAATAAAGGCATCGATACGTCAGCGGTATTGCAAAAAAGCATCGTTAGCGATTGGATAGATGTTTACGAACCTAAAGTCCAGACTCAACAAAATTCTATGGGGAGACGGGTTCTATGATTGGCTATTTACTAAACAAACTTGAAAAGGTCAAAGGCTCTAAAGGTCGATGGACTGCTTGTTGCCCTGCTCATGGCGATAAATCACCAAGCCTTGCCATAACGGAAACAGATGACGGTCGAATCTTGCTCAAGTGCTTTGCCGGATGTTCAGCGCATCAAGTGGTTGAAGCCGTAGGAATGGACTTGACAGACCTATTTCCTAACGACAACAATATCAATTACCTTAAAGAACAACATTTCAATAAACCAGTACGCAGACCGTTTTACGCAACAGACCTGCTGAAAATAATCCAATTTGAGGCACTTATTACGTCGATAGCGGCGTTTGACGTAAGCGAGGGTAGGGAAGTATCAGCCGAGGATAGAAAACGGCTTAAAACGGCTGTATCCAGAATCAACGAAGCGGTTTCTTACATTCAATAATTTATGGAAATTTCCCAAACTTTTACGTTCGAAGCTGCGCATACGTTAGCTCGGTTAGTTCCATTAGTTGAATATGAGCCAAGCATGAGGATTCACGGTCATTCGTATGTTGCTACAGTAGCCGTTAGGGGCGAGATGGGGGCTGATGGGATTTTGCAATTCTTCCGGCTTCCCAAAAACAAGCGGCAAAAAGTTGACTTGTTTTATCTACGGAAAGAAATCCAAGAGGTAAAAGCAAAATTAGATCATCGTTTCCTAAATGAAATAGAGGATTTGCCACACCAGACGCTAGAGGCATTGTGTGTATTTATATTCACCCACATAAATAAATATTTCCCTGTGGCTTGGGTAAAGGTTGAGCGACCGTTAAGCGGAGATGCTTGTCTTTACGATGGTGTCAAATGATTCACTATCACGGGCTTCCGATTACCCCGGCAACAGCAGCTCTAAGGGCTATAAGTGGCGGTCATGCGTTTGTTTCCTTTAGACATTCAGACCAACTAACGATAGCGTTGGAGGCTTCTCAGTCCTTTGCTGTGGATAACGGGGCTTTTAGCGCGTGGAAATCTGGAAACCCTGTAGAAGATTGGAACCCATTTTATGAATGGGTGGATAGATTGAGGCGTTATCCAGCGTTTGATTTTGCTGTAATACCCGACGTTATTGACGGTGATGAAAAGGCAAATGATGATCTATTAGAGCAATTTCCGTTTGCTGTTTACGTTGGCGCACCAGTATGGCATTTGCATGAGAGTCTAGAAAGATTGGACAGGTTAGCAACAAAGTATCCAAGGATTTGCTTAGGATCATCTGGTGATTTCGCAAACATAGGAATAACGGCTTGGTGGAGTCGCATGGCTGAGGCAATGGATGTTATTTGCGACGATGAAGGATTGCCAAAGACCAAGATTCACGGTTTGAGGATGCTAAACCCGGATGTGTTTACGAGATTTCCATTTGCTTCTGCTGACAGTACAAACATAGGTCAAAACGTAGGAATTGATAGCGCATGGCGAGGAACTTATACGCCACCAACAAAGGAGGCAAGAGCTGCTCTTATGCGAGAGCGTATCGAATCACACCAAAGCGCACAGGTATGGGATAGAAAAATTGCGCCTATTCAGGTAAATTTATTTGATTAACGAGGGGAGATTATGACGATTGAGCTTACACGACAGGAAGCGGAGGAAGTGGTTAAGATTTTAAGAATGATGTACACAAACCATGCCCTAACGAAAGCCATTGCTGACCGACTAGCCGGAGAGCCGCTGATTGAGTTCCCGAAAGAGCCTGAGCCAGAGGAAGTTGTTGATGCTATTTGGAAAGTCGTTGATGCTGGATGGAAAGACTTATCTACCGCAGAGATTAAGGCTATCTGGAACCTAACGAAAAAGCCTAGCGAGTTCTCTACGATGCTCTTGGCAAAGATCAAGGAGAGAAATGACATTTCACGATGACCTTAGCCGAGGCGTAGCCATTGAAATGCAGGTGCTTTCGAATATTCGGAAGAAATATCCATGCGCTACGTTGATTGAGGGCTACAAGGGCTATGACATTTGGATACCGGAGACAGGCACAGGCGTTGAGGTGAAGTACGACCCGATGTCCAAAGAGACAGGCAATCTGGTTGTTGAAGTTGAGATGTCTGGCAACCCATCGGCATTGTTGGCAACCGAGGCTAAGTGGTGGGTTTTTTATGATGGTGACGTTTTTTTATGGGTCAGACCTAGAGACATTATTCACTGCATTATCGAGAATAAATTGGTATATGTAGAGTTTGTAGGTGCTGGCGATAGGAACAAAAAGAAAGCGTTTTTGATTAAAAAAGAACTGCTGTTCAAATATGGGGAGAAACGATGAGCATTGAAGCAAGGGCGATAGAGCTAGACGAGGCTAGGAAAGCCCGAATCCTGAAATCCGAGACTATTGACGTAGAGAAGTACCTTCATGCCAACGATGTGACGATTCGGGTAAGGAAGGCTAGGGATTGGCTGGAGTCGGTCAAAGAGTCCTACCTGTCGGAAACAGTAGAGCGAAAAGTTGTTATGCCTTGGACTAAGACGCATGATTCCTTTGCCTATCGTGAGGGTGAGGTTACTGTTTACGCTGGTTCTAACGGTGGCGGCAAGTCGCTCATTACAGGTCAGATTGCCTTGCACTTGGTCAAGCAGAATCAGTCGGTCTGCATAGCGTCATTCGAGATGAAGCCAGAGAGGACGTTACAGCGGATGCTCCGACAGTTCTCCGGTGAATCGCTGGATGATCCGCTAACCCATGACAGGGCAGGATTCATCACGAAGATGGTTGACCGGATGGACAAGTTTCTAGGTAGTAATATGTACCTTTACGACCAGCAGGGAACTACTTCACCAGAGAAGGTGATAGCCATGACTCGGTATTGCGCCACTGAGCTAGGCGTTAAGCACATCATCATCGACAGCCTAATGAAGTGCGTTAAGAATGAAGATGACTTTAACGGTCAGAAGTCTTTTATTGACGAGCTAACGGCACTAGCGAGAGATCATAACGTTCATGTTCACCTAGTCCACCATATCCGCAAACAACAGACCGACGAGACTCAGCCGAACAAGAACGACCTTAAAGGATCGGGTTCTATATCGGATCAGGTGGATAACGTCTTTTTGGTGTGGCGCAACAAGAAGAAGGAAAACGCTAAGAACCGGGGTGAGCAGATAGACGAGACACAGCCGGATACCTACCTAATGTGCGAGAAGCAGCGGAACGGTGACGGTCAGGAGTGGTACGGACTTTGGTACGACAGTCTAAGCCAGCAGTTTGTGGAAAGAATAGGGGCGAGAATTGACTTTGATAACCGAGGAAGTTTTAGAGCATAGGCACAGGTGCGAGGTCAGGCAGGTTTTGGCTTGGAGAGTAGAGGACAGGGGTAAGGCAATGGAATATCTATCGAAGGTAAGGCAGAAACGAGGCGATCAAGCTGCGGATAGATTAGAGAAGGATTGCCGAACTCAGTGGGAACGTGGGAACAGGGGTGAGAAAGGGGATTGGCGTGGTCTATAAACGGGTGGATTCCAATCAGGTCGAGATCGTCAAAGAGCTAAGACGCTTAGGGATGGAAGTCGAGCATCTCCATGCGGTAGGCAAGGGTTGCCCGGATATTCTCGTTGGCTACAAGGGCAAAAACGTCCTGCTGGAGATAAAACGAGATGAGAAAGCCAAGCTAACCCCGGATCAGGTCTTATGGCATCACAGTTGGAAAGGGCAGGTAACTGTTGTCAGTAACGTAATTGACGCAGTTAAAGCGGTAAAAGAGGTGTGCCGAGAATAGGATTTGCCTATAGCGATAGTGTTTACCGATAGAAATAAATGTGTTGACGCTCCGAAACAGTTTTGGGAAGATACGTCCATTGACAACGCAACACAGGGGAATGAGATGAACAAAGCCAAATTGATCGAACTGTTAGAAACAGGCGCAACTTTTAACTGGTTGGAGCAAAAGTTATGTCACCCAAGTTTCCGTAAGGGTTGGAGAAAAATGAAAATTAGCGATATTTCTTGGCAAGCTGTTGATCGTGAGCATGGAATTTTGGGAACGAAAAGACTTAAAGAAACAGAAAATGTTTATTCGTTTTAATCAACCACCGGGGGAAACCCCGGTTTTTAGGGGGGAAATATGGAATCAGTAAAAATTGATGGGGTAGAGGAGCATAGTGGCATTTACGTTGACACTATAGGCGAGGATGTTTGGATCGACATCATAGTAAGAAACGGTAGTGCCAATCTCTGCATAACGCCTGAAAACGCTGAGAAGTTGATTGAGGCTATCCGTACCGCTATCGGTGAGGTTGAGTATGCAGGTTAACCCACACGATGCCATTGATTTTATTTATCAAAATTCTATGGCTTACGCCAAGGCTAAAGCCGAGGTTACTTACCTAGAGGAGTTTCGGAAAAGCAAGAAGGCGATCTTATTCTCACAGGCAATAGGGAATACGGTCGCTGACAGGGAGAATCAGGCTTATGCGCATCCAGAGTACCAAGCATTACTAAAAGGGCTTCAGGCGGCTGTAGAGGCTGCTGAAGAACTTAGGTGGAAGCTGATAGCGGCACAGGCTAGGATCGATGTCTGGCGGTCTCAGGAGGCTTCTAATCGAACAATGGATAGGGTGACACAATGAACGAGATCGATGATAGCAATTTAGCACAATGTGAGTATTGCGGTTGGGTAGTAGATTGGGATGAGGTTCCGAGGGCTAGGGATATATCTGGCGAGATCGTTACCTGCTGCGAGGAATGTAACGAGGGTGAATCGTTTGTAAATTATCCGTCTAAGAGGTTTGCTATTGCGGAAAAATGAACGTAAGTTTTTATCCGAGATTGCTGACATAGGTTGCATATTATGTTACAAACTTGGATACGCAGGCACACCTGCTGAGATTCACCACATAAGGGGGATAGGGTTAGGACTGGGAGTCAGGAATTCTCATTCTAATGCTATTCCCCTTTGTCCTGAGCATCATAGAGGTAATACTGGGTATCACGGTTTAGGTCGTAAGGCATTTGAGCGGCGGTATTCCGTGACTGAATCTGAACTGCAAGACTTAGTTATGGAGTTGCTAAATGAAAAAGATGTCTAAGGCTCAAAAAAAGGTCGGTAAGGTCATGGGCGAGTTTAAGGAGGGTACTTTGCACAGCGGTAAGGGTGGCAAGGTGGTCAAATCCAAGGATCAAGCGATTGCCATTGCTCTGAGCGAGGCTGGTATGACTAAAAAGGGTAAGAAGAAATGAAGCCCGGACTCTACGCAAATATCAATGCCAAGCGCAAACGTATTGCCGAGGGTAGTGGCGAGAAGATGCGTAAGGTCGGTTCAAAAGGTGCGCCAACTGCTCAGGCGTTTAAAGAATCAGCTAAGACAGCCAAGCCGAGGAAGAAATGAAGAACGGAAAGAAGAAATCTGACAAAGAGTTGCTAAAAGAGTATCTCGACGAAGAAAAAGAAAAAAAGAAAAATGGCGTTAATGAAATAGAAATCGAGATCAAGATTCCTATGGGCAAGCAAAAACGGGGCAAAAATGGGCGCAGCATGGACTAAGAAGGCTGGCAAGAACCCTAAAGGCGGCTTAAATGAGAAGGGTCGAAAGTCTTACGAGGCTGCAAATCCCGGCTCTGATCTTAAGCCTCCTGTTAAATCTGGCGATAATCCTCGTCGTGCTTCATTTCTAGCCCGGATGGGTAATATGCCGGGAGCAGAGCGTAAGCCTAACGGTGAGCCTACTAGATTGCTCCTAAGCCTGAAGGCATGGGGAGCCAGTTCTAAGGCTGATGCAAAGTCCAAAGCAGCCGCTATATCCGCAAGAAACAAGAAAAAATGAGATACAGCTACGGGCTGGAAAACATTACTGTCCGGCATTGGGGCGAAAAGGCTGACGTTTTAATCGGGGCTTTTTGCTCAATTGGCGATAACGTCGAGATATTTCTAGGTGGGAATCATCGGACGGATTGGGTGACAACCTACCCTTTCGGGCATATCAATGAGGAAATATTCCCTTGGCATGGTGACGGACATCCAGCGACTAAGGGTGATGTAATCATCGGGAATGATGTCTGGATCGGCTCAGGCTGCACGATTATGTCCGGGGTGACGATAGGCGATGGTGCTGTTTTAGCGGCTAGGTCTGTGGTGAGCAAGGATGTTCCTGCGTATGCAGTGGTCGGTGGAAACCCTGCTAAAGTCTTAAAGTACCGTTTTAACGGTGATCAGATAGAGAAGCTGCTAAAGAATCCTTGGTGGGAGCTTCCAGAAGCCCGTATAAACGAGTTAATTCCGTTATTGTGTTCAGACAAGGTAGAGGACTTAATTGCAGCCCTTAACGCTTAATTTAGGCTCTGGTAAGGATTGGCGGGATGACTGCCTAAACGCTGACATTCAGGCTAGGGTTAAGCCGGATTGGGAGGTGGATATCTCAAAAGTGAGATATGGGGCGATAGTCCAGACCAGATTTGGTGAGGTTGAGATTAAGCCAGAGATGTTCGATAAAATCATTGCTAACGATGTTCTGGAGCATATCCCGGACTTGGTAGGGGCGATGACGAATTGCAAGAATCTGCTAAAACCGGGAGGCGAGTTCCATATTCACGTTCCCTATGAGCTAAGTCTAGGGGCATGGCAAGACCCGACTCATGTACGGGCGTTTAACGAGAATAGTTGGCTGTACTACACTGATTGGCACTGGTACTTAGGCTGGGAAGATCGGTTTTACCTGAAGCAAATGGCGTTTAACCTGTCTGAGTACGGAAATGAGTTGGCAGAAAAGAAATTAACTGACGCAGAAATCCTGAGAACTCCGAGGGCTGTAGATTCGATGAGTGTCATTTTATGCAAGCAATCGTAATCTGTACGGTAAACAACCCCGGCATAACGGTGCTGTTGGAGTCTATTCGTTGCTATGGTGACAAGCTGCCCATATACATTTGTAGTAATAATCTGGGATTATGGGCAAGAGCAAGAGAAATCTGCGACAACCTTATCTACCGACCCAATCCTGCTACCAATTTTGGAGATGCTTATAACGCAGCCGTCGACTATGCCTTTGAGCATGGAAAGTTTGACTCATTGATTTTAGCTAACGATGATGTGGTTCTTAATCCAAATACGCTATCGTTAATGAGAGAAGATACTGAGGTTTTGAGAGAAAGAGGCTTCAAAGTCGGAT